GCTTGCCCGATCTTGGCCGAAGTGCGCACCTGGTTCAAGGACAAGAGCCTGGAAGAAATGGGCCGCCGCTATTGGAAAAAGCGCAGTTATGTATTCCAGGGCTTTGTGCGCGAAAATCCGCTGGCCGAGGATCGCGTGCCAGAAAACCCCATCCGTCGTTTTATCATTGGTCCGCAGATCTTTACCATCATCAAGGGTGCGCTGATGGACCCTGAACTGGAAGAACTGCCCACCGACTACCAGCGCGGGCTGGACTTCCGCATTACCAAGACTGCCAAAGGCGGGTTCGCAGACTACAACACTTCAAAGTGGTCGCGCAAAGAATCCGCATTGACTGATGTAGAACAGGCCGCTATTGCTGCACATGGTCTGTTTGATCTTGCTGCTTTTCTGCCCAAGCGCCCCACTGATGTGGAACTGCGTGTGATGAAGGAAATGTTCGAAGCATCAGTGGATGGACAGAGCTATGACGCCGATCGCTGGGGCCAATACTTCCGCCCGGCCGGCGTGGCAGCACCCACAGGGACCGGCACTGTCAGCGACGAATCGTCGGCCGAGACCGCGCCACCGCGAGCGTCGGCACCTGTGACAGCACCTGCAGCAGACGATGGATTTGATGATGAACCTGCAGTAGCTACGGCTCCGGTGGAAGCCAAACCCACCAGTCAGAAGGCTGAGGACATCCTGGCCATGATTCGCTCGCGCCAGAGCAAGACTTAATATATAAGTTGACTCGGTTACCACACGGCTCATTGAGCCGTGTGGTTTATGACAATCAAGGAAAATCATGGCAGGAAAACCATTTGACGTATCAAAATTTCGCAAAGAGATTACCAAGAGTATCGATGGTCTCAGCATCGGTTTCAATGACCCCACTGACTGGGTATCAACCGGCAACTATGCGTTGAACTATCTAATCTCAGGAGACTTTCATAAGGGAATCCCTCTAGGCAAAGTCACTGTGTTTGCTGGAGAGTCAGGTGCCGGAAAGAGCTATATTTGTTCAGGTAACATCGTGCGTCATGCACAGGAACAGGGTATTTTTGTTGTGCTGGTCGATACAGAAAATGCCTTGGACGAAACTTGGTTGCATGCTCTGGGAGTAGATACCAGTGAGGACAAGTTGTTGAAACTTTCAATGGCCATGGTAGACGATGTGGCCAAGACTATTTCTACTTTTATGAGCGATTACAAGACTCTGGCCGCCGAGGATCGCCCCAAGGTTCTGTTTGTGATCGATTCGGTAGGCATGCTGCTCACACCCACCGATGTCAACCAATTTGAATCCGGAGACATGAAGGGCGACTTGGGTCGCAAAGCCAAGAGTCTCACTGCGCTGGTGCGTAACTGTGTCAATATGTTTGGTTCGTACAATGTGGGCATGGTCTGTACCAATCACACCTATGCCAGCCAGGATATGTTTGATCCCGACGACAAGATTTCTGGCGGTCAGGGCTTTATCTATGCCAGCTCCATCGTGGTTGCCATGCGCAAACTCAAACTCAAAGAAGACGAAGACGGCAACAAGATCTCAGACGTCATGGGTATCCGATCGGCCTGCAAGGTCATGAAAACACGCTATGCCAAGCCGTTTGAAGGTGTGCAGGTCAAGATTCCTTATGAAACTGGCATGAATCCCTATTCGGGCCTGGTAGACCTAGCTGAAAAGAAGGGGCTATTGGTCAAAGATGGCAATCGATTGAAGTTTGTCACAACTCAAGGTGAAGAAATCAAACTGTTCCGTAAGGCTTGGGAATCAAACGAATCTGGATGTTTGGATCGCGTAATGGAACAGTTTCAAAAACAACTACCACAAACCCCGGTGGTAGACGACATTGTAGAGGAGCAATGATACAACTATGAGTTTGGAATTGATAGCAGATTTATGGAGCGAAATCAAACGTTATGTCAATGCGGTTGATCGCAGTGATGCCGCAGACACTCTGATCGCGGTTCTGGTCGATCATGACTATGATAGCGCGGACATTGCATCGGTGTTTTCTCACGATGCTGACGTCCGGCGTGCTCTCGGCAGTTATCAAACAGTTGACGAGGACGATTTTGATGATTATGACGAGGACGAACTAGACATCGACGCAGACCAATGGAGTTAAAGCGTTTTCCTATTAGAACTGCGACTTCCTGCCAGCTCAAATGGTCTTGGAGCACGTTATATCTCCATGAATCTAAGAGTGCGGCTTGCCACCGCACTGGATTCGATTATATTACTACAGATTCGTTTGATTCTTTTCATAATACACCCAAAAAGGTTCGTGAGCGGCAGGCTATGTTGCAAGGGGCTTGGCCTGAATCGAGCTGTGAGTATTGTAAAAACATAGAAAACTCCAATGGAGTCAGTGATAGATTACGGCATCTCGACATTCCTGGGTTTGTTCCAGCCGAACTAGAACGAGATCCAGCTGCAGTCTCGGTCACTCCAACTATATTAGAAGTCTATTTTGACAATGCTTGCAACATGGCCTGTTTGTACTGTTCTCCTTTTTATAGCTCTAAGATACACCAGGAAAATGTTAAATTTGGCGAGTTTCGAGACAACGGCGTAGAACTGATTCCGCTGGTCAAAAACAAGGACCAACATCGAGCTCTGGTTAAAAAATTCTGGGCCTGGATGCATGATCACTCTCGAGAACTCAAACGGTTCTGTGCAGGAGGCGGCGAACCTTTTCATCAGCCCGAGTTTTTCCATATGTTAAATTTTCTGGAAAAAAATCCACACCCAGATTTGGAATTTTCTTTTATTACCAATCTCAAGGTTTCACGCGATAAATTGGAGTCAGTGCTGACGCGTCTAAAGGCATTACTAGCTAAACGATGGCTACGCTGCGTCAACATTACTTGTAGTATTGATTGTTGGGGAGCCGAGCAAGAGTATGTGAGATGGGGTATGGACATCAATCAATGGGAACGTAATTTTTTGTTTTTGCTTGGAAATAAGTGGTTAACTATAAACATAAACCAGACTATTTCTGTGCTCACGATTAAAACTATGCCTATACTGTTGCAAAAATTGTCAGAGTGGCGCCAGACGAATCGTGTAGGACATTTCTTTTCAGGAGTATATCCAGGTCCCAAATATCTCATGATTGACATATTAGGACCAAAAGTGTTTCGGAAAGATTTTGATAGTATAATCGAGTTAATGCCGATCAAAACCGAGCAAGACCAGGCCGCTAGGCAATACATGCAAGGACTGATAAAGTTTGTTAATGCTAGTAGTAAAAATCTCAACGAAATGAACAACCTCAAAATTTTTCTTGATGAAAAAGATCGTCGTCGGGGTACTAATTGGCAGGAAACTTTTCCCTGGTTAGTGCAGGAACTGGAGAATCTTAATGTGGTATAGTCGAGTAGTATCAAATCTTTCGTTGATTCCGGACTTCATTGCACATTATGAACAGGAACTGACGCAAGCCAAATCTGAATGCCGGATCAACGGGTTAGTAGAACGCAACATAAAAGATCTGCCAGGCATTACCGAGCATCGCTTCAATCAACTCCAGGAAATCGAAGCAGTGTTGAACTATCTCAACATACAACTACGTAAGATACGCCGCCGACATTTCCAGAAATACCTCGAAGCCTATCAGCGGGCATTAACCAGCCGCGACGCGGAAAAATACGTGGACGGCGAAGACGAAGTGATAGATTTTGAAACCATTATCAACGAAGTGGCCTTGCTGCGTAATCGTTGGTTGGGCATTATGAAAGGCCTAGATTCCAAGAGCTGGATGTCGGGACACATTGTCCGCTTGCGCACGGCCGGAATGGAAGACATACAAGTCTAAAAGGGAACACAATGAAACGCACTGCATTTGTAACAGGAATGACCGGCCAGGACGGGCCTTATCTTGCACGTACTCTGTTGGAGCATGGCTATCAAGTTTATGGGTTAGTCAAGAGATACAGCAACCCCAATCTTGACAATCTCCGGTGGTTGGGTATCATTGACGACATCGAGCTGGTAACCGGTGATGTTACCGATGAAAATTCTATGAATCACCTTATGCGTACACTGCAGCCCACAGAAGTCTACAATCTTGCAGCACAGAGTTTTGTTGGAGTAAGCTGGGATCTCAACAAACTGACCACTGAAGTCAATGCCATGGGTCCCCTGAACATTCTCAATGCCATACGCACACACAGTCCCAATTCTAGATTTTATCAGGCATCTACCTCGGAAATGTATGGTAACAGCACGGGCGGACAACAAAACGAAACAACTCCGTTCTATCCCCGCAGTCCCTATGGAGTGTCAAAACTCTATGCACACTGGATCACCGTGAATTTCCGCGAGAGTTACAGTCTTTATGCCTGTTCGGGGATCTTGTTCAATCACGAATCGCCGCTGCGCGGTCGAGAATTTGTTACTCGCAAGGTCACCGACGGAGTGGCTCGCATCGCGC